CACAATCTTTAGCATTTTCAACAAGTCTGTCCAATATTACAGTAGATACATTAGCAATCGTTGATGGATCTTCTAGTAATACGGATGCATTTGATGAGTTTGAAGGCACAATATCTGCTACTCTTTTAGGTAGTGATATTTCTGTCGGATATGCTGATGATGTAAATAATGATGTTACCTATTATGGTGCTGGTGCAACAACTGTTGTTGGACCTGTAACTCTAGGAACTTCTTATACTGTTAAAGACAATGCTGGTTCAACAGCAGATGTTACTGGCATGGAAGCAACTGCTTCTATAAGTTTGTTCACAGTAGGTATTCAAGATTTGGAAAGTACAGGCAAATACTACACTCTTGGTGTTGCAAAAGATTTAACATCTAGTGTAAAAGTATATGCAGAAGGTCAAATGAATGACCTTGATTCTGGTACGGACACACAATCTTGGTCATTAGGCGCTAAGTATAGTTTCTAATACTAACCAAATAGGGCATTTCCGCCCATAGGGGCAGTTGAAAAAGACTGCCCCTTACAAATTTCAATTAATCTAAATAGTGGTATGCATAAAGTGAAAAACAAATCAACCCTTGTGAGATAATCTTAACAAGGGACTTATTAATGTTAGGACTGGCAGGTGAGGCCAGCTCGGAAAGAGGAATCCCGATGAATAAATTAATCACAATAGTGGCAGGTGTAATCCTGTCCCTATCTTTATCATTATCTTCAGCACTCGCTGATTCCCCCAAAGTAGGATTTATTTACATAGGACCACCAGGTGACCACGGTTGGACTTATATGCACGACCAAGGTCGTCAAGCAATAGTAAATGAATTGGGTTTTAAAACAACATATATCGAAGGTGTACCAGAAAATGCAGACGCTGTCCGTGCTATTAGAAAATTAGCAGAATCAGGACACGATTTAATTTTCACAACATCTTTCAACTATATGGATCAAACACTAGAAGTAGCGAAAGAATTTCCAGATATTAAATTTGAACACGCTACTGGATATATGAGAGCCGACAATGTTTCAACTTATTCTGCTAGATTTTATGAAGGTCGTACCATCATAGGACATATTGCAGGTAAAGAAACTAAATCAAACATAGTTGGTTATATTGCTTCATTTCCTATTCCTGAAGTTATAAGAGGTATCAATGCATTTTATTTGGCGGCAAGTAAAGTTAATCCAGATATTAAAATAAAGATTATTTGGGCTTTTACTTGGTATGATCCAGGTAAAGAAGCGGACGCTGCTAAAGTCTTGATTGGTCAAGGTGCAGATATAATCGTTCAGCATACTGATACTTACGCTCCATGTCAAGTGGCAGAAAAAATGGGTGTAAAAGCATTTGGTCAAGCATCTGACCAAGAAGCATTTTGCCCTAATGCTCATATGACAGCCATCATTGATGATTGGTCTTCCTATTATATTGCAAGAGCAGATGCTGTTGCTAAAGGTGAATGGGAAAGTCAAGACACTTGGTGGGGATTAGATAAAGGAATGGTGAAAATGTCAAGATATAGAAATATGCATCCTGATACAAAGTTTCAAGCAATCAAATTGCAAAAGGACTTAACATCAGGTAAGGTACATTCATTTGAAGGACCGATTTATAATCAAGCAGGAGAATTAGTAGTTCCTGCTGGTGCGGTTGCTGACGATGGATTACTTGCAGGTATGAATTTTTATGTTCAAGGTATTGAGGGTGATTTACCCCAATAATATTTAAGGGGGAATCTCTCCCCCTTTTACCTCTTATAAATAGTAGTATGACAGATTTAACTACAGTAAATAGACAGCCAACTAAATTGGACTATGCAAGTCCTATTCAATTTAAATTTACTTGCATAAAGCTTCCGATGGTGGAGTTTTTTTGCCAGACAGCAAGTGTTCCTGGCATTACACTTGGTACAGCAAATATGGAAACACCCCTAAATGAAATTCCTATACCTGGTGATAAGATTAACTGGCAAGATTTAAATGTTTCTTTTATTGTAGATGAAAATTTAAACAACTACAAAGAATTGCACGATTGGATGATTGGTTTGGGATTTCCTCAGAACCATACTCAATATGCAAATTTAATATCAGCAGGAAAAGATAGATTTCCTACATCGGATGTTGGGGTTGGTACTAATCCAGATACTGTTGTACCCCAAACGGTAGATGAAGGTGCCTCATATTCGGATGCAACTTTAACTGTTTTAAATAGTAAGAATATAGCAAAGACAGAAATACGATTCCATAATGCATATCCTACACAACTAGGTGCTTTGCAATATGATATTAAAGCAAGTGATGTAGATTATTTAACTGTTAATGCTACTTTTAATTATATGTATTATGAAATAGTCCAGATTAGCACAACCTAATTTCCTTGACTTTTTAACTATTTTTTGATATAATGGTATATTATGACATTAGAAGAATTACAACAATTGGTGAATAAAGATTTGAAACTTGATGATACGGAACTTGATTCTGAATCAGCAAGAATACCTTTATTACACAACAAATATCTCCAACATTTTAATAAGTTTACCCTATTGCTGAAGAAAGCACAACAAGAGTTAAGTGTACTTGAGCGGGAGAAATGGGAATATTATACTGGTAAAGCAGATGAATCAGTTTATAGAGAAAAACCATTTGATTTGAAAGTCCTTAAATCTGATGTCCACATTTACATAAATTCAGATGAAGAAATGCAAAGGTCGGATCAGAAAGTAGCATATTTAAATACTGTTGTTAAATATTTAGAACAGATATTAAGAAATATAAACAATAGAACATTTTTAATTAAGAATATGATAGAGTGGAAGAAGTTTACAAGTGGTGCTATATAATGACTACAGAAAAAATATATGCTGTTGGCAAATTTAATTTTAATATAGATGAGGTTATTAGAAGAGGCGAACAACAATTATTTAATACTGCAAACCAAAAACATAAAGACGGATCCTCTTTTAGGAACTCCAATGTTACTTGGATAAAGGATTGGTCAGAGTTAGAAAACTATATTATTAATATTATTAAACCTGTAAATCAAAAATATTGGGGATTTAATTTATCTAAATTTGAACCTTTGCAATACTCACTTTATAATGAAGGTGATTATTATGATTGGCATTCAGACCAACATGGTTCAAAATATGCGGATGGTATGATAAGAAAATTAAGTTTTGCTATAAATTTAAATGATGATTATGAGGGTGGAGAATTTGAAGTTGCTACATTATCTGGTGCAAAAGAATTACCTAAAATTAATGTAATAAATGTAAATAAAGAAGATAGTCTTTCAAAAGGATCAATGATTGTATTTCCATCATTTATTTGGCATAGAGTTAAACCTGTTATGAAAGGGATCCGCAAATCATTAGTGGGATGGGTTGTTGGTAAACCTTTTGTTTAATGGATACTCTTATCGTTGAAAAGAAGGATGATGTTTACCTTACGGTAGATTGTGATCCAAATATTCAAAGAGAAATTTCAGAATTTTTTACCTTTTATGTTCCTGGTTATAAATTTATGCCAGCGTTCCGCACAAGGATGTGGGATGGAAAGATACGATTGTTCTCTCAAAAATTTAAAGAAATATATTTTGGACTTTATCCATATATTAAAGCGTTTGCAGAAGAACGAGGTTATCATATTGTTTGTGGAAAGAATGTTGATATAGATAATAAGGTTGATAAAGAAATTGTTAAAAAGTTTGCAAACAGTCTAGGTCAGTCCTTTGAAGCAAGAGATTATCAAGTGGACGCTATCTATCATAGTTTAAGATTTAACAGAACATTATTATTAAGTCCAACTGCAAGTGGTAAATCATTTATCATTTATGCTCTTATTCGATATTATACACACTTATTAAAAGATGAACCAAACAATAGATGTTTGTTAATTGTTCCGACCACATCATTAGTAGAACAAATGTATACCGATTTTAAATCGTATGGTTGGAATGTAGAAAAGAATTGCCATAGATTGTATAGTGGTTATTCTAATATAACAGATAAGAAAGTTCTTATTTCTACTTGGCAAAGTTTATACCGATTAAAAACAGATTACTTTCAGCAGTTTGGTATTGTATTTGGAGATGAAGCACATCTTTTTAAATCAAAATCATTAACTACAATAATGACAAAATTAACATCTTGTAAATATAGGATTGGATTAACTGGAACTTTGGATGGTGCTCAAACCCACAAGTTAGTATTGGAAGGTTTGTTTGGTGCTGTTAATAAAGTTACATCAACAAAGAAACTAATAGATAAGAAACAACTATCTAATTTAACTGTCCGATGCTTGATTTTAAAACATACAGATATAAATTGCCATGCATTTCGGAATGCAAAATATCAGGAGGAGATAGATTATTTAGTGAGTAGTAGTTCACGAAATAACTTTATAAGACGCTTAGCGTTGAATTTAGAGGGGAATACACTATGTTTATTTCAGTTAGTAGAGAAACATGGCAAGAACCTACACGAAATGATAAAAGAGAAAGCGGATAGTAATAGAAAGGTATTTTTTATTTACGGAGGAGTTGAAGCAGATGAAAGAGAAAAGATTAGGGCGATTACGGAAAAGGAGTCCAATGCTATTATTGTGGCATCCTATGGAACTTTTAGCACGGGGATTAATATTCGCAACTTACATAATATTATTTTTGCTAGTCCTAGCAAATCTAAAATTAGAAACTTACAAAGTATAGGTAGAGGTCTCCGATTAGGAGATAATAAAACTTCGGCTACTTTATATGATATAGCAGATGATATGACTTACCGTAGCAAAGAAAACTTTACTTTAAAACATTTTCAGGAACGGATAAACATTTACACCGAAGAGGAGTTTGATTACGAAATTCATAATGTCCAGTTGAAAGATTAGATAAATAGTAGTATGGAACAAAAACAGCAAGCGGAATATAAATTAATTAAACTAATTGATGGTACCGAATTAGTGGGACAGATATCAGTAAGCGATAATGATAAGTTTTTACGAATTGTAGAACCTTTACAATTAAAAACTGTAGCAAGAACATCGGAATTTGGAATGAGGGATGATTCATCTTTAGCGCCATGGCTTCCGTTTTCAACTGATAAGATTTTCTCTATTCCAAAGGAAAGAGTTATAACAATAGCAAGTATTAATAAGGATTTATCTCATTATTACGA